GACTATTGTAGAAAAGTTCTTCCATTTATTAACAAAGAATATTTTGAAAATTTTCATGAGAAAGTAGTTTTTGAAGAAATTTCTAAATTTATGGTTTCATATGAAAATCTTGCAACAAAAGAAGTATTGTTAATTGAATCTGAAAAAAGAACAGATATCACAGAAGACACATATAAAGTTGTTTGTGAATATGTATCTTCTCTTGATAATTCTCCTGCAGACTTAGAATGGCTCTATGATGTAACTGAAAAGTGGTGTAGAGATCGTGCAATTTATATTGCTTTGATGGAATCTATTAAGATTGCTGATGGTCAGGATGAGAAGAAAAACAGAGATGCAATTCCAAGCATTCTTCAAGAAGCTTTATCTGTAAGTTTTGATAACAATATTGGTCACGACTATTTACAAAATTATGAAGAAAGATATGAATACTATCATAAGAAAGAGGAGAAACTTCCGTTTGATCTTGAATATTTTAACAAAATTACCAAAGGTGGGTTGCCTCCTAAAACTCTTAATATCGCGCTTGCTGGTACAGGTGTCGGCAAATCTCTATTCATGTGCCACGTTGCTAGCTCCGTCTTGCTCCAAGGACGGAACGTTCTCTATATTACAATGGAGATGGCAGAAGAGAAAATTGCTGAACGAATTGACGCAAATCTTTTGAACGTACCGATTCAACAACTAACTGATTTACCAAAAGCAATGTTTGAGAATAGGGTAAATAAGATTAGCAAGAAAACACAGGGAACTTTTATTATTAAAGAATATCCGACCGCTTCTGCTCATACAGGGCACTTCAAGTCACTTCTTAATGAACTTGCACTTAAGAAATCTTTTAAACCTGATATAATTTTTATCGACTATTTGAATATCTGTGCTTCTAGTAGATATAAGTCAAACTTTTCAGTAAACTCATATTCTTATGTAAAGGCGATTGCTGAAGAACTTCGTGGACTTGCTGTTGAATATAATGTTCCGATTGTGAGTGCAACTCAAACAACTCGTAGTGGTTATGGTAACTCTGATGTAGAATTGACAGATACTTCAGAATCTTTCGGTCTTCCTGCAACTGCTGATCTTATGTTTGCACTTATTGCTACAGAAGAACTTGAGAATCTTGGTCAGATTATGGTCAAGCAACTTAAAAATCGTTATAATGATCCAACAATGAATAAAAGATTTATTGTTGGTATTGATCGTGCGAAAATGAGATTGTACGATTGTGAACAATCCGCACAAGAAGATATACTTGACTCTGGTAAAGATGAAGAGTATAATCCTGAAGAGGATCAAAAACAAAACAAATTTTCTGGTTTTAAATTCACATGAGTAAAAAAATTAATTTTAATAAGTATACAGAATTCGTAGATGCTGTTACTTCTGATGCATCAAAAGATTTTGTAGCACTCTCTGATCGTATGGTAGAATTAGATCAGAAAGGAGCAAACATTGAACGTCTTTTGACTGCTGGAGTTGGAATCAATGCAGAAGCAGGAGAATTCCTAGAAATTGTAAAGAAGATGATTTTCCAAGGAAAGCCCTGGAATAAAGATAATAAAGATCATCTTATTATTGAACTTGGAGATGTAATGTGGTACGTTGCTCAAGCTTGTATTGCTCTTGAAGTATCTTTGGATGAAGTTGTTTCTGGTAATGTTGATAAACTGATGAAAAGGTATCCTGGTGGAAACTTTGATGTTTATTATAGCGAACATCGATCTGAAGACGATAGGTGATTTTCAAATCTCGTTTCTAAATATAAGAAACGAGATTTTTTATGGCTTTAAATAAGGGGCAGATATATGAAAGATCTATTTTTAGAGAGTTGAAAAGGAGTGGAAAAATTCCTGATTATATTAATAGAAATGAACAAATATCTGGTCAGGACGTTACAGTCTATAATCAATTTGGACAATCTGGAATTGAAATTAAGAGTAATATTGGTGCTGCATTTGGATCCGGAACTTTGAAGTTTAATCACTCAAAATTGAATGATCCTTGGGTTTTAACTGAAACAAATGAGCAAGATGAAGAAGATACTTCAAAACAAATTATGAAAAATGTTGCTAATAAATATAAATTGACTGATATAGTCAATAAAAAGTGGTATAGAGATAATGATAATTATTATCCATTTTATTTGGAAGAAAGTAATCCATCTCCAGCAAGACCTATTCTTTCTATTCCTAGAAGTAAGAGGGGAAAGCAAGATTTAGAGGCATTGGGTGATATTAAAATAAAATGCTCAAAAGATGATATTGTAAATTATTACACTAGCAAAGGATCACATTATATTCAAGTTGGAAATAAAGGATTATACTGGTTTGGTAAAGAAGACCCTTTAAAAATATCAAATAAGATTCCTATATTTTATCCGGGAGAAACTTTTATAAGAGTTAGAGTTCAACCAAAAGGATCTGGAACTTATAATTTTTCTTATGGACTTTACATTAAAAGATTATCAAGTTCTAATGAAGACTTATCCAAGAATCCTTACGTCATATGAAAGAACTATTTTTAGAACTTATTAAAATATATAAAAACTCTATTAAGATAAAACAGATAAAGAAAATATCTATCCAAAATTTTTCAAGATTTTTTATATCATTTGTAGATTCTAATAAAAATCCAAAGGATAATAAAGATAAATATTTACATCTAAAAAAAGCAGGTCTTAGTTATATTAATAACAATCAAGACCTTATTTACAGAGAAATTAATAAATGAAAAGATTTTTAGATTTTTTATCCGAAGCATTAGAAACTTCAGCATCAACTCAAGCAAAAAGATTGGGGTTGATTGGAAATGGTCATGGTGACTGGTATGATCGCCAGGGAAATTTAGTTGCAAAAACTGTTAAGGGGCAACTCAAAATTTTCAGTGGGAGTAAATCTGAAAAAAAATCTGAAGGTGATAAAGATGNTAAATCTACTTCNAAATCAGATTATAAGTCTACTNGAAGTGGATCATCTAGGAAATCTNCTNGACAGTCAGAAGTTTCAAAGAAATTAAAAGANATTGCGGCAAGAGCAAAAGAAGTAAAAATGACTCGAAGAGTGCAACCCACTCAAAAAAATGATGTAGTAAGTATTGCTTTTGGTAANTTTAACCCACCATCTAAAGATCATCANAAACTTTTCAAAACTTTGGAGAAGGTTTCTTCTGGTGGGGAATTCTATATTTTTCCTAGCAGAACACAAGACGGAAAGAGAAATCCTTTAGATCCTGAATTGAAGATTGCGTATATGAAAGAAATGTATCCCGAATACGCTGAAGTCATTGTGGATGATGATAAATTTAAAACTATTTTTGATGCATTAACTTTTTTAAACCAAAAAGGGTATACTTCTATAAACATTGTTGCTGGTGCAGAGAGAGTTGCAGAAATTGATAGTTTAACTTCAAAGTCTAATGGTGAAAAATATCAGTATGAAAAAATAAATGTTATTTCTTCTGGAGAAAAAGATTCCGAGTCACAATCATCAGTTGCAAGAGAGTCTGCACTTAATGGGGATATTGATACTTTTATTGAGACAATGCCAGAATCTATGGATAATGAATTGAAAGAAAAGTTATATAACGATTTAAAAGCATCAATGAATTCAAAGGAATCTTATAAATGGGAAATTTCTCCAGAGTTAAATTGGAAAAGTTTAAGAGAAAATTATATTTCTGGAAAAATTTTTAATGTAGGAACAATTATAGAAAATTGTAATACAGGACTTAGAGGAGAAATAATTCGCTCTGGAGCAAACCATTTAATTTGTGTAAGTGAAGATGGCCTTATGTTTAAATCTTGGATTAAGGATGTTTGTGAATGTTAGTTATAAATAAAAAAAGGAAATCTGTAAGTAAGTAAATGTCTAATCCTTGGTCCAATCCATTTAAAGAAATTAGATACTCTAATTTTGAGATAGAAGATCCATATACTTCAATTGAAGAGAAAAAAAACTATTCTCCTTCTAGAGACAAGGATAATGATGGAGACAATGATTTTGCTGATAATATGATCGCAAGAATGGTTGCCTCCGGAATTAGTGAAAAGGAAGCATCTGAAAAAGTTAAAAATAAGTCTTACAATAAAAAAAGTAAGACGATTGACGTAATGCCATCTGGAGAAAAAAATTCAGTGAAAATAAATCCAGAAGTGAATGAAGCAACTTCGATTGAAATTGGAGAAAAGTTTGATATTACAAAGCAATCTTCAAAAAGAAAATCTTTAGGTAGAAAATCCTCTATAAAAGATGGATCCAAACCAACAGGTTATGAATCTCCAAAAGAATTTAGAGATGCTGAGAAAAAATTCTCAAAGAAAACATATTCTGAAGAATTTGGGAATTGGGTCAATAGTCTTATTGATGAGGGGTGTAATATTTCAGAATATACTTTGATGGAGATGGTTAAAATTTTTGAGTCTGAACATTCATAAATATTTGAGGGAAACCCTAAATTAAGATTACTTTAAGGGGGAAAAATGTCCAATCTCATAAATCTATTCAAACCAATTATTATCGCTTTCTTGTCCTCTACTCAGGTAAAGGAACTAGTATGTGATCTTTTGGATCGTTACGTTCAAACTACAGATAACGATATTGATGATGTTATTTCAGATACAGTAAGAAAGGCTCTTCTAAAGTGATCTCTGCACTAACTTGCATTTTTTATGCACACGGAGCAGCAATAATTTTTGCTTTTCTATTTGCAGTTTCAGAATGGGTTGGAAATAATAAAAAAATCAAACAAAATTCAATATATCAAATCATTAATACTTTTTTGAAGAGTATAGTTAACAGTAAATAAACTTTTGGGGGAAGTCTCATTTCCCCCATTTTTATAAATAAATTTAGGAAAATTAAGGAAAATCAAATGGCACTTTGGGGAATTTCAACAAATTCAGAAACTTCGGGTAATAATTTTGCTATCCCAAAATACTTAGGAAATTATTCTTCTGACAATTCTTTGTTTGAGGCAACTGATAGAAACACAAGTCCTTATGATTGCTTTGCAGATAATCGTGGGTGGGTATTCAGACATTACAAGAATTCTCATCACTCAGGATTAACTTCAAAATATAATGATGAAATTCTAGTTCCTGTTGCTGGTTTAAACACAACTGGTGCTGGAACAAGCACAACTGGTTTAGGACTTGCCACTCCCATTGCAGTGTTCTTTGAGGATCCTAATTTTGCATCTCCAATCAGTGTCGCAGCTGGTGGTACAACTGGAATTGGAACTGGAACAACTGGATATGTTCACGTTGTTTGGAACGAAGCAGTTTATTGTGGTGCTGGAGCAACTATTTTAATTAATGGTGATGACGGAAGCGTTGTTGTTGGTACTGCTGCTTCTGCTGGAGCAGAAGTTCAAGTTAATGTTCCTGGTGTTGGGCAAACAGTAGTGACCTTCAATGGTCAAATTACGAATAGAGTTGCATTTACATTCACTGCTCCAAGTGGAATTGGAACAGTATTAACTATTGATGACTCCACATCAGTAGTTGGTACTATTACAGACTTTTCTGGTGGATCTGCAGTAACAAAAACTATTTCCGGATTAGTTAAAAATATTGCTGGTGCAGGAACAACTGCAGGAGTAGGCATCGGAGTAACAACACTAACAATCACTGCTTGATATGAAATTTGACGAGTTGAACGAAGATAATTACATATTATTTGCAATTAAGTATTACGATAATCCTCAAGCAGTAACTAAAGAAGATTTCTTTGAGGATTTGAATCGATTCAAATATATTAAAAAACTTCTTAGAAAATATGTTAAGGGTGGAGAATTAAAAGTTGAACTTTTAATTAATCATTTTATTATCATATTTAATATCTTTGATGATGCAGCAGCTCCTTTACTTTTTTATAAACTTGAAAAGGAGTTGTGGTCATCTATAAAAACTTTTTTATATTTTTTAAATAGAATTCCGGAATAT